CACCTTCGATTTTGTTGTTTGTCGTTGCATATCTAATAAGTAAATATTAGTGGCGCCTGTGCAATCAGGGGAATCGGATGATTCTCTACACTGCAGCCTCCCCCTGGGTGGAGCGTGGTATTGATTTCCATACCATCGTAGTACTTTTCGTACTCGAGCTGCATTGACGGTGTAACGCCAGTTGCCAGGTGAAAGCTGGCTCTTGATTCACTAGTTGGTTCCCAGTCCGCCTGTTCTATATTGCTCATCCTTTCCATCATGGATGAGCCTTTAAACACGGTTTCCTTGTACTTCTTGCTGGTGTTGTTCCCAACACGCAACATTGCCTTATACATGTTTCGCAATACGGGTATTCCTGCATTGAGTGCCAACCCGCACTCACCAACGGCACCTAACCACTTCTTAAGTGCCTTGCTGTTGGTGATCGGTTGCAAACAAATTGCATCTTTCTTCATACATGCTAAGACGTTACGCACCATTTTCCAGGTGACACCATCGTACATTGGATTAGATTGGCAAAATTCAATTTGCTCAAATTCATACACTGGCTTCTCCACCTCCATTCTAAACCCGTAGCTTAGGAATGTTTCCGGTAGTTTGTGCATGAACTGATCTAAGTCGTCACGTTCCATAATGACAACACAATCATCTCCATTATTGGCTAGTTCGGCGTCGATGCCTCTCTCACGACAATATGCCCAAATCAATGAGCACATAATCAAGCAATTTCCTAAACTGGTGTTGAGATCACCAGAACAACGTGTTCCTTGCATGCGAAACTTAACTCTACCATCAGAGCAGTACGCAGTGCCTTTGTTATCCAGTTGCCATGACAGGAGAGTTTCTAACTCATCACTGTTGAACACTTCGTTGTAAAAGGAATGCTCATATTTGAGCGCTTCAACGCTGACATGCATGTCGAATTTCTTCGCATCAAGACCTACAGCCACAGGGTTTTTGAATCGATCCCATTTCGATCTCATCACCCGTGCTGCCTCTACCACATTTAACCCTTTAATTACTGTGTGGTCGGTATGTGCTCCCCATCGTTCATTGATTCCCTTATAGTACAACTTCTCGTTTAACTTCAGGTATTTACCCAAAGTAATGTTGTAACGTGTGGAACGTGGGTTGATAATCCGGCATGCTTTCAACAAACATTGTTTCTCGAACTTGGTAAATGCTTGAACATGGCCGTCTGCTTTATTCAGACTCTTCCCCATCAAACTCTTGATCGCTCGGTCGTAGTTACGCCATTTGGCACCGCGGTACGCATCTCTCACTTCGTACAGACTACACACGGTGGCTTGCTTCTTAACTCCCTCAACAATCAACTTTTTAAAGTCTGTGAGCGCTTCTGATTTGAAAGCATCATGTTCAATTGTCGGTGGTCTCTTAAATGTGCCATTCACCTCGCACAAAAAGTATCTCTCATACAACGCACGCTCCACCGAGTCGATGTTGTTGTTGTACACGCCCAAAGTGTGGTTTGGACCCATGCCCGAGATGGCATGATATTTACGTGTCTTACGTGGCTGCCCGTTCGGTTGTTTAACCAGACGGTGTGTGCTAACGTGATCGTTTGCATCTTTACTGATGAAATCAGTGTGTATGGCATCTACACAATGTAACGTATCACGTCCCTCCATTTGAACTGGGCGCCCCTAGCAGGTGTAAGAGGTGTCCTCCTTTCCGAGGAACCACTTCACCAAATTGCTTCGGGCGCATGCTCTCGCACGCCAGTTCTGTACACGATAATGTGTGTCATCCTCAAAGAACGCACGTTCAATTGAGGCGAGGTGTGCTGCCGCGTCGGTTTCACGGACGTTGTAGTCGCGCAACAACTTTGCTGATTCACGTTGGACAATTGCAACGTTGCCTGGGACCGAACGATCCATGGCACCCATTCCCAACTTCATTCTCAGCGCCACGACAGCACTTGCAACCAACTGTGGTACTACCTCAACACGACGCTGCTCATGTCTGTTGCCAAGTCGATACTTCTGCACAACAGCATTCACGCCAGTTTCAACAGTGTTGACCACACCCGATTGGCTCTTCACCACGCACACATTCTGTGTCATACACTCAGAAATCTTGGTGCGCACGCGGTTGTCCAATTCCCAATCTGCAACGATGTCTTCCTCACCAATGCATTTCAGTACCCCAGCCGCCAATCGGTCCCACCACCCCATTGAGTGATGAATGACTCGTGCGAAGTACCCCTCGATTGGCGCTTCCACGGTCTCTGGTGTGTGGATTAGGGAACGTTCGTAACGTTCTACCATTTGGTTGGCCGTATCCACACCGTACAGCCCAGTATAAACTGGTAACAAAGCCTTGCCCTTCACAAGACCTTGCACAACATCATCAAGAGTGGCCTCACGGCAGCCGACCCTCGCTTCAATAGTTGCCTTAACTGGCACTTCTATTGGAATGTCACCAAAGTGTAACATTTTGCCGAAAACATCTGTCACCTCGCACGCTAAATCGCCGACCGTAATGTGCATTGTCAATGCTTCGC